GTTTTCATCCCTCATTTTGTCAAATTCTCCGGCTCTGATAAGATATTCAGCCACACAACGGAGTCTTCTTTTTAAGGGAAGGTCTGCATTAGGGAATTTTCCACAGATCGTATCGGGTGTCATGTCTTGGAACGCCATTCGCAACCTGTTTGCCAGGGTCATTGCAAAACTTGGGTCCTCTTCTTCATAGTTTTTTAAGTTTTCTAGGTATCTACGCAAGGTCGGGTCATCAAAAGAGCCGGATGGGGGCAGAAACATCTCAACTTGAACCGCAAGAGACTCCGGTAACGTTTCTTTATAATTTTTTAAGGTTACAATACCAAGTTCTAGGTCGGTAAAACGGTTCTTCATCAACCCTCCTCATCCAAATCTTCATCAAAATCTGGGGTTTTAGGTACTGTAGGGTCTGGGATGTGATCGTCTTTCCGGTCTCGAGCGTAAGTATCGTATAAAGTGTTGCCACCACTGCCAGAAAAAGTTAAATAACTTGGTTTTGTATCTCGAATAAATGTTTGGATCAATCGATTCCAAGGAATACGGATCGTTTGTTTACGTCCCTGGGTAGCTTCAATGTTTATGTAGTGAACACCGTAGATCCAGCCTTTTTCTGGATTTTTCTTGCCAGCGAGAATCCAATTGCGAATCGTTTGATCTGAGATCCCCAGGCGACGGGCGCATTCCTCAGTAGAAATATACTCATCTGCGTAAACTTCAGGACTTATCCGATCAGTTTCTCCGTTTTGGTACCGTGCATGCCACATCGCTGCAAGAATATGTTTAATACTTTGCAACTCATGGGCAATGTCTTCAAGACCCTTCCGTAAACCGTGTGTCATACCAACAATCAATCTGATTAAATGCTAGTCTTTTTACAGATAATCTGCTTGTTTTATGGAAGATCTTTTTTCCGCTCCTACCAGTAGTCAAGAACCGCCGCAGTCACAAATTCCAGTTCCTAGTCAGATCACTCCTGAAGACCTGGAGCGCATGAAGCAACAAGCTCGTGAGCTGGCTGTAGCACAATACTACGCTCAACAGCAAGCCCAGGAACAAAAGCCAAAAGTTGAATATCAAATTAATCAACCACTGCAAATTCCAACTAAAGTTGTTTACGTTCGCCGTAACCTAACAATTGCTGAACTTCTGGTTATTTTCGCAGTATCCTGTGGCTTGGTTTACGGTGTGCCAGCAGCCTGGAACTTTGCATCACAAAACTTACCACGAATTGAAGTACGAGTAAAGTAAGAGGTTAGACCTCCTATAATCACTTATAAGGCTTCGTATTTTTATAAGTGGCAAACAGGAGAATTACTGAGCTGCCCTCAATTGTAGGAGCAGATTTAAGCGAGTTAGATCTGCTCACTCTCGTTCGGGTATTTGAAGTTGACCCGACGTTAAAGAATAAGAAAATTACTCTTTCAGAATTTAGTAATTACCTTAACACAAAATATTTAACGCTTAGTGGCGGGACCATGACTGGTCCGCTCACAATTAACGCACCATTAACGGTTACTGGTCTTACCACTCTCAACACTGTCACTTCTACTGGTGTTGCCAACTTTAGTGGTGTTTACGTTCAAACAACTCTTAACGTAAGTGGAACTCTAAGCGGCGTCACGATTACTGGTACAACAGTAAACGCAACAAACGCGACGTTCCAAAATCTGACCGCCAGTGGACACAACATTCAAGGAGATCTGACCGTCTCCGGCACCCTGTCTGCACTTGGTAATTCGTTCTTCTCCTCTGGAGTGACGGTTACTGGCACTTTGACAGGTACCACGATCACTGGTACGACTGCCAACTTTTCTTCCGGTGTCTTTACTGGACAGGTCTCTGGTGCGACAGTAACAGGAAATACGGCCAATTTCACAAGTGTCACAGGCGCGACTGGGGTTTTCACCTCGCTTCTGTCAGGTCAAACCATTACCGGAAACACGGGACAGTTTTCAAACATTACTGGTGTATCCGGAGTTTTTACTGATCGCATTTCTGGTGCAACCATTACTGGAAACACTGGTCAATTTGCAAATATCACGGGTGTCTCTGGCGTATTCACTGATCGCATCTCTGGCGCAACCATCACTGGGAATACGGTTTTTGCTTCTACCGTCACTGGTATTTCTGGTGTTTTCACCAGTCAAGTCTCTGGTGCAACCGTTACCGGAATCAATGTCAATGCAACTACAGGTACATTTGGAACACTTATTACTAGTGGGCACACAGTTCAAAACAACTTAACTGTCTCCGGGAATCTTTCGGTTCTTGGCTCAGGGTTCTTTACTTCTGGCGTCACGATCACTGGCACCTTAAGTGGAACCACTATCACTGGTACAACTGCAAACTTTACTTCTGGTAACTTTGTAAATCTCAGCGGAACTACCGTTACTGGTAATACTGGACGCTTTAGTACCGTCACTGGAATCAGTGGTGTTTTTACAGACCAAATCTCTGGTGCAACTATTACTGGCAATACGGGTCAGTTCACGAATATTACGGGTAACGGAGCAGGTTTCACCACGGTCACAGGTGCAACTGTTACCGGGACAACGGCTAATTTTGTTTCTGGTGTTTTTACAACGCAAGTTTCTGGTACAACTGTTACAGGAAACGTTGGAAGGTTTACGCAACTATCCGGAGTTTCCGGAGTGTTCACTGCACAAGTTTCTGGTGCAACCATTACAGGTAATGTTGTTAACGCAACGTCTGGTTTCTTTCAATTCTTAACTGCTGTTAACCAAGCATTTGGCGGTAACCTCACTTTCTCTGGTGATACGTTTACTCTTGGTTCTGGTTACATTAGTTCTGGCTTAAGTGTTACAGGAACTGTTTCGGGTCAAACGTTTACAGGTACAACTGCTCAATTCACTTCTATCACTGGCGGTACAGCAGGATTCACTACTGTTACAGGTACTACCGTAACTGGAACTACCGCAAACTTTGTTACTGTATCTGGTACGACAGTTACTGGTAACACAGGGTTATTTACAAATATCACTGGAAGTACTTTACGTATTACAACTCCTTCTGGCGCTACGGCGGCAATTGTATGCTCAGGAGTTGTTTCTGGCAGTACCAGTGGATTTATAATTCAAGGTCCGTTAATTATCTTGCCCTGAGTTACAATTAAAGAAAGATTTTATAGAGACAAATGCCGTACGGTCAAATCAAGGTAGATGAAATTACATTTACCAATGCAGGCGTAGATCAAACTATTTCTGTTTCCGGTGTTGTTGCTTCTATTTCTGGAAACATTACTGCAACTGGAACTATTTCTGGTAATGTAATCCGTGGAGGAACGCTTGTTTCTGGGGCCACAGTTACTGGCACTGCTGGTCAATTTGGCACCATCACTGGTAACACGGCAGGATTTACTACTGTTACAGGAACTACTGTTACTGGAACTACCGCTCAATTTACAACAGTAACTGGTGGAACTGCAGGGTTTACCACTATCACTGGTACCACGGTCACAGGCACTACAGCTAACTTTGTTACCGTTTCCGGTACTACTGTTACGGGTAACGTTGGTAACTTTACAACGGTTACCGGCGGAACAGTAACGCTTACTTCAGGTGTATTTGCGGCGGGTAGTGCGACCAACCCTTCGATTAGTTTTACGTCTGACCCAAATTCTGGATTATTTTCTCCTGGGGCAGACCAAGTAGCCATCTCAACTAATGGGTCTGGCAGGCTGTTTGTTAATGGGAGTGGAAATGTCGGTATCGGGGTTAGTCCGAGCTATACACTTGACGTAAATGGGCAAGGTCGATTCACGAATGATGTGTTGATCGCGGATGGAACTGCCACTCGTGGCCGTATCTACGGCGATTCAAATGGTCTTGCTTTACGCGCAGAAAATAGTCTTCCAATACGTTTTTTGCACGTCGGAACAGAGCTTGCTCGTATTACGTATGATGGCAAATTAGGTCTGGGGACTAGTAGCCCTCAGACTGCATTGCATATTACCAATACTGGCCTAACAATAAATACGGGTTCAAATTGTGGTCGAGTATATGGGGTAACAACAAATAAACTTGGGTTTACATTTAGTTCTGCTGATGGATTAACAGTTAGCCCTGACAAAGCGCAACTCGCTTTGATTAACGACAACACTTCTTCTAGGGCTCAATTTCTAATCGGTTTAACACATTCGGCTTCCTTCCCGTCGTATTCATTTATTGACGACCCCAATACGGGCATTGTTGGCGGTGCAACGGCTGCTCCTGACGAACTGGGCATCAACACTGGCGGTGTTCGCGCTTTAACAGTTGATGCTTCTCAACGAATAGGGATTGGGACTAGTAGCGTTCGTTCTTTATTTAACATTGCCAGCTCCTCGAATCCAACAATAACCATTGAAAATACAGACACAACAATGTCTGTGGATCAGTCGTATGGAAGGATTGACTGGTATGGAAATGATGCAAGCGTTGACGCAGCAGGGGTCAGGGCAAGAATTGACGCCATCGACACCACAGGGCAAGGAGCAACAGCCATTGTATTCAGTAATACTGTTGCATCAAGTACAACTTTAAATGAGCGTGTTCGAATTACATCGACAGGCGCGGTAGGGATTGGCACTACCTTGCCTCAGTCAATCTTGCATCTTGCTGGATCCAGTCCTCAGTTGATTCTTGATCCTGGCTCTGGCTCTACCGATCCTGTTTCGATTAACTCTTGGAGGACTAATGCCCCGATTGTGTTCAAGCCAGGCGATACAGAACGCGTGCGCATTGATGGGTCGGGCCGCCTGTTAGTTGGCACGTCTACCAACCTTGATTCATACCTATACCAAGTCGATTCAAGCGGTGCTACAATTGCATCTTTTACTCGCTATGGAGCAGATGCGGCAACTGTCAGAATTGGCAGTTCTCGTGGCACGCAAGGATCACGCACGGCATTAAATAACGGTGATTTTGGTGGAGCAGTTCAGTTTGATGGATACACGGGAACCGCTTTTTCTAGCCTTGCATACATTGGTGCGGCTTGTGATGGACAAGCCCCGGCAAATGGTGACAGTCCAGGCCGCCTAGTGTTCTCCACTACCGCCGACGGAGCGAGCAGCCCGACGGAGCGGATGAGGATTTCCTCCACTGGTTTAGTTGACATCCCCGGTGGAACGTCTGGCAGCTATTCCGGTCAACAACCTTTGCTATTTGGTGTTTACAATAACAGCTCATCTGGGCAGTGTTTAGCACATATCCAAGGCCATCATG